AACGTAAAATTTATTGATTCCTCCTTTTTAAACTTTCCCCCGTGGCCCTGCCATAATACACGTTGCAGATACATCAATATATCCTACTTCAGGTATTACTGCAGGTGCGTCAACTGCAAATAAAACATTATCCGCCGCAACCTTTGCTCCCTGTCTTACAATAGCACCACGACTTCCGAAAATTCGTACTGTTCCTTTTGCATATGTAGCCTGATTACGGGTTATATTTTGTTCTTCTGTTTTCCAGTCCAAATATGTACCTGTTGCAGTTTTCGCAAATGTATCATATTCAATTTGCTCTGCATGCTGACTTCGCAAATCAAATTGTTCTGCCACAGGGTACAAAATATCACGAATAAACGAACCAACACTTGTATCATATTGAGATGGAATATTAGATAGCATATATTCTAATCGTTCATCCAACGTCATACTTAATATCCTCCTCTCCGTACACAGTTGAAAGATGTATATTAATACTCAATATATCATGTTTTCTGTCAACGTCAAAACCTGTCACCGCATTTATATCCTCATGTGATTCCAATGCCTCTGTTATTTCACGTTTCAACTCTGATTCTGTAAATCCGATTCCATACGTTTTGCCAATCACCAAATCATCAATACTGCCGTCATAATCCGTGTTCTGATACATTTTGTATCTTCCCATTGACATAGTATGTAGCCTCTTGATAATCCACATTTTTAATGCCTCTTTGTCTTCTAAAACAACAGGTCTTCCTTTATCATCAAGTACAAAATCACCCTTATCAAAATCAAATTTCATACTACTTTTCATTCAAAAATCACTCCTATTGCTATGAATTTCTGATAGTCCGAAATAGGCAGCAATACAACACGTTTGTTGAGGTTCACAAATTCAATACGTTCCTCATATGTCTTTGTTTCAGCAATATTAAATATTGATATTACTTTTTCCTCGTTTAGTTGTATTTTTTCATTAATCTGTATTTTCAGTTCCGGTAGAGAAATTATTTTACCGATAACCGGACCATATTGTTTATTATTGTTTCGTTCATTAAACAATTTTGCAAGTTCAGTATAAGCATTCATAGTTTCTCCACATCCATTTTCACATAATGAAATCCGCTTTTAATCTGATGTTGTGTATTACTAATCAGATATTTCGTGCCATCTATTTCTATAACAGATCCGGCACGAGTATAGCTGTTCATTTCTTCTATTATTTCAAACGACATTTTTTCTTCTAATTTGCATAATTCATCAAGTTTTGCTTGTCCGACAGTATCTGCATTTTCTTTTTCTTCATCAATGCTCACTATCTCTTGGATAAAACCATATTTATCAATGGCATCACGATTTTGTTTTACCACTAATTCCTTATAGATATTGTTATTGGTACTGACAACCTTTACAGATGTTGCTGTATTATCAAGTGTTTTTGAATGATTGAGATTCCCCATAAAATCAACGGCTTTACCTTTCTGAACATTACTTGCAACCTGAAGCATTGGTGTTGCAACTATATCGCCTATTTTATAAATCCTCAATCCATCATGCGTAAAATCAAAATTATAATCATTTCCACATTGACCTATAATTTTTTTGATAATATCGCTCACTGTTTCACTGAAAAAAATATAATCCACAATGGTTGTCAAATCAGGTATTGTATCTATCGGAATTGATAAATCACTACATAATTCTTTGATTGCCTGCAGAGCAGAAATCTTATTAAACTGATATGTTTGTTTTGTTTTATTCAAATACCACCCTAAATCAGCCGCAGTGTATTTATTAACGTATTTATCGCCGTCATCAATGGATAAAATCACACCAGTAAATACCTCTGTATCAATCACCATACGAACTATTTCGCCCACTTCAGGAACATACATCAAGTCCTTTAGATACTGTGCATCTGTTTTGGCTATATTGAATGACATCGTTGTTGCAAGTTCATCTACACTGTTTTTCCAAGATAGATCACCCAACATTCGTGTTACATCAAAATCATTTATATAGATACATAAATCGCCTTTAGCTTTAATAGGCATTAAAGAATTCAGTATTTTATGAATATTCTCCGGATGTCTATTGTTCCATATAACCTGTTTTTCTGTATTTTCGTATGCGTTTTCGCTATAATAATAGCTTTCTGTTCCATTTGCATATTCAGGATACTCAAAGTAGTTGCCGAGGTTTACAACTTTCAAAACAGTTCCATCGCTTTTAGGATTGTCGTGATTTTTCCAATTAGTAACCCATTCGACAATACACTGTCCGTTATCATGCCCCCATTTGTTTGCCGGGTTATGATCCCATGCCGTATATTTCTGTGATTTTTCATCAGCAAGAATACCGTGAATAATACGTCCGTTAGACATATATACGTCAACATAATCGCCAATCTTTCCAAACGTAGATGTCATTGCCAATGTATAACGATTGCCCACTTTTCCATAACCGTCACTGTCATATTTCTTTCCGGCTGTCTTTATAAGTTTCCCCTGCTCAGTATCCATATTGGTTACGGTGTCCCAATTCATATATGTATAATACTTACCCAATCCGTCAGGAACGTTTATGACTGTTTCTCTCTGTGGTGGCAACGTTTGATCCGTTGAGCCTGTTACAGTATTACCGATAGACCCCTTACCGTCCTTTGAAATAACAAAAAAACCGTCTTTACCGTTACTGCCAACGCAACAGTTTGCTATATATGATGAAGTCCATTTTTTTGACTTACTCATATTATAGTGATTGCCATTCGGATCATTTACAGATATATTACCGTTATTATCAATACCACATAAAACAACATAATGACCATATTCTGTGAAGTCACACGGTCCTTGTGGATTTGCAACAACCGGAATACCATTTTTCAATGATTCTACTACCGTGTTAATGTTTCTGGTCTGCTGTACTGTAAGATTGTACGGTGAATTTTGCAACGCTGAAAAACAGGTCGGACCTTCTGTTGTTCGGTAACCGCCTAAGGCATTAACAAATACTTTTGCAGTATTTTCAGGTGTTACATCAAATCCATATGATTTTACTATCATAGCCGCCGCAGTAGGTCCGCAGCCTGATGTTCCAATATTACCGCCACCATACCTTATACCATTCCACCTATCATCATTCTGTGAAAAGTAAGGAAATCCATTTACCGTACCGTCATACTGCATTAAAATACACCTGCCCTATGCATCCATGTAATATGTTTTAAATCTTCATATGTCAGTCCCCAACCGTTATCTTTATCACCGACAAGTACATTTGCGTCTACCGCCGCCTGAACTGATTCTCTTGCCCATTCCGGCATATTTTCATCTATATAATTATAGATAAACGGATCATTCAATTCTTTAATTACTGATATTAAATATTCAACTTGTTCCTGAAGTGCTTTCAATGCCTCCATGTCTATTTCCTCCTCTTTTTCTGCATGTAAAACACTGCAGTTTAAAAGATTAAATTCTTTTAATTGTAACTTATACCACAAGTCACCGTCAGTTTTTATGGTATATTCAAAATCGTTAATAGCTACCGCCATATTTATCGGTGTATCACTAATAACCACTCGTACAGGCAACTTTTTGTCTATCCAATCATCAATCTTATCAACATATTCCCAACCCCACATATCACGATTATGCAGATATGAATAATCGTGTCCTTTAATCGGAAAAAAAGCTTCGATTGTCAATCCCTTAAGCTTAGGTTGACCTATAAGCTGCAGTTCTCCTTGTGATACTGTTTCAAAAACATTACCGCCTTGCGGTTTAGATATTGTAAACGAAGAAGGAGTGACGGGAAGTACCATCACATCCTCACGGTTATTAACGCTTAATGTTATGTCCATATCCATCACTCCTACATATTTGCTATTGCAAGTTTCAACTTTGGTACAAGTTCATTAACAATTTCATCAACTGATTTTCCGTCAGCATACACATTTATCTCAATTTTTTCTATGGTTTTTGATATTGTGTTTTCGTCATTTGATTTAATCTTGTTCGCAAAGTTGCCGATATTGTCCCATAATTGCGAAAGCGGAATAATTGCCTCTGCTCCTCTTTCACCGCCAACCATTGTATTATTACCGTTCAGTCCGAATGCTGTCGGTCTGGTCATAATACCACCGTTTGCGTACCACTGTATACCGAGTTTCGGTATCGGTGTACTGACACCGGCAATACTGATTGTTCCGGTCTTAACAATGTGCGGTGTTTTAATTATGCTCTTGATACCATTCCAAACATTGCGTATTGTATCCTTTATAGAATTAAATACGTTTGATACTGTACCTTTAACCGAATTAAACACGTTACTGAATGTATCTTTAATACTTTGGATAATAGTTTTTACTCCACCAATTGCATTTGAAACAACAGTCTTGATATTATCAAATGCCAATGTAGCTGTTGAAGTAATAACATTCCATACATTCTGAACGATTTGTTGAACTCCGCTAAATACAGTATAAAAGCCGTCTTTGATAGTCTGAATACTATTTTTTATAGTTTCAGTGTTTAATGTAAATATGCCTACAATAAATTGAAAAACTCCGACAATCGTATTCTTAACACCTTCAAATACTGTAGTAATGCCACCCCATACACCTTGTACTGCATTCTGAATACTCGCAAAAAACTCTTGAAAGTTTTGCTTTATTCCAAGTATTATTTTCATTATTGTGCTACGAATAATGATAATTGTATTTGAAATATGTGTTTTGATACCGTCAACCACTGTAGATATAATTGTCTTAACGCCTTCAAAAATAGGTGTTACGGCATTTGTTATGGAAGCTAATTTTGCCTGTACACTTTCTTTGATCCCTTCAAATTTTTCAGCCACAGTTTCCTTTAATGATGAAAACTTCCCGGAAATACTTTCTTTTATATTACCGACTGCATCTCCGGCAGCGTTAAGTTTTTCACCTATAGCCTCTTTAATTCCACTGAATTTTTCAGCTATTGCATTTTTTACAGAACTAAAAGCATTGACCACTTTATCAACAATAGGTTTCAATGCACCCTCATTGTATGACTTTTTTACAAATTCCATTGCATTACCGAATGCGTTTGAAAATGCGTCTTTAACTGCTGATAATTTTTCCTTTACAGCATTCGCCATAGGTGCCAGTTTTGTCTTAACACTATCTACGACCTGCCCAAGCTTACCGCCAGTCATCTGATTAATTGCATCATATCCTGTTTTATAATATTCTTTAACACCCGTCATAACTGCCGACACCGCACCTTTTAGTCCGCCACCGTGTTCGTCATATGCCGATTTGATATTATTCAACTTTTCGGATACTACATTTTTTATTCCGCCCCATACTGCGGTTGCCTTTTCTTTTACACTGTTCCAAACGTTTGAAATAGTATTTTTTATACCGCTAAACACATTTTTAATACCATTCCACAATGCAAGTGCTTTTTCTTTGACAACATCCCAATTTTTATATAATGCTACACCAATCGCAATCAACGCACCTATTGCAACAACTACCACTCCAATAGGATTAGCCGTCATTGCTGCATTTAATGCCCACTGCGCTGCAGTCGCTACTCCGTATCCTGCCGACAATGCCCAGTGTGCCGCCGTGTATGCAGCAATAACAGCACCACTTGAAACTGTAATTGCTTTTTTCAATCCCATTACAATAACCTCAGCCTTTTCAACAGCAGTACACGTTATCACTATTGCTTTATACAACGTCACAGCTCCAACAATTCCAGCAATCACAGGTGAAAATGTCTTTAACACTGAAATTACACCGGCTGCCGAATTCATAGCAAATGAAAGTGCATTACATAATGTTGGGATAGTTACATTTGCCAGTGTTTGAATTAAATTTGTTCCTTCGCCACTAAATGCATTAACTATACTTCCCTTAACATTATCAAATGCTGATTTCAGAGATTCAATCGCAGGTCCATTATTTTCAATCGCAGTTTTCACCGCATTGAACACTGTACTTGCAATCCCTGAAATAGTCTGAATTGCCGAAAATAATCCGTTTCCTATAGCAACTGTAAGAGTTGTTACATACGGAGTTACTGCACCTAATCCATCTGACATTGATTGCAAAACACCTTTAAATTGAGATGAACCAAGTGCATCAAAAATTGCAATTTTTACACCTTCAAACTGTGACTTCAAAAGTGTAAGTTTACCACTTACTGTGTCATTCATAGTATCTGCCATACTTTGTGCCGCACCGGATGAATTATTAATTGCATCAGACAATGAGGCAAAATCATCAGGTGATGAATTAACAAGAGATAGGAAACCTGATAACGCATTCTTACCTGCAATCATTGTTGCATATTGACCTTTTTCTGCGTCTGTCAAACCTGCAAACTTATTTTGCATTTCAGGAATAAGTTGTGATAAAGGTTTCATAGAGCCATCGGCATTTACCGCCGACAATCCCAAAGCTGACATAGCCACATCTACTTCTTTAGTTGGTTTCGCAAGACGTGTCAGTACCCCACGAAGTGAAGTACCTGCGTCTGCGCCTTTTATTCCCGCATTAGCCATAACACCCAGTGCAGTAGTAGTATCCTGCATAGAATATCCCATAGCTCCGGCTGTTGCAGCTACATTTTTAAACGATTCACCAAGCATTGATACATTTGTATTTGACTTTGACGATGCAACAGCTAAAACATCAGCGAATTGCGCTGAGTCTGAAGCCTTGAGTCCGAATGCAGTAAGTGAGTCAGTCACAATATCTGACACGCTTGCCAAGTCCTCACCGCTTGCCGCCGCCAAGTTCATTATACCGCCGATACCATCAATCATCTGCGATGAGTTCCAACCTGCCATACCCATATATGACATTGCGTCAGCCGCCTCGATTGCAGAAAATTTTGTATTTGCCCCCATTTCTTTGGCTTTTGCGGACAGTGCCTCAAGTTCACCGCCTGTTGCTCCGGCAATTGCAGATACGT